TTATATCTCTTTCATAATCATCTTGCTTGGTTGCCCAATCTAAAGTAGGATGAGTTGCTTTTCCGTAACCAATAGTTTCGTTAATAATAAATTCTACATTTCTTTCAATTTGATTTGCAGAGTCAATCCATGTACCACCACGTTGGAAAATGTTTCTTAACTTTTTGAGGTACTTTGTGTTGTATTGTGCATCCTTAAATTGGAATACTTTTCCATAGAAAGTAACACCATCATATGCTGTAGTTGCACCACCATCACCAGTCAATTTAGTTCCTGGTCCTAAAGGTGGGGCAGAGAAAACAATCTGATCACCAGAAATTGTATAAGAAACTCCTGGTTCTTGAATAACACCGTCTAGAGTTACAATAACACCTTTATCTGAGGCAGGAGAAAATGGTGTTCCATTGTTCAAAATTTGGAATGATGTAGTTCCTTGTAATCTGCCATTGGTATCAAAATATCCATCAAAAGGTGCAGCAAGTGTAAACTCGAATGCACGATTCTCATTAAACAAGAATTCACTAGGAGCAGCAGTACCAAATCCTTTACGAATTCTTTGGTTCTCAACTTTCTGTACAGTTTGTGTTACTACTCTGCTAGTATTTTCTACAGTAATTTTATTTCTCTGTGGATCCCAAAGTTGAATAATGCTAAAGTGAGATGCTTTATTAGATTTCTCTGGCATTTTAGTTTTGCCAGTTGATTCTACATCTACTTGTCCAAATAGTTTAAATCCAGCAGGGTGTGTTGTAGATTTAATTAAATCACGCCATTGCTCAATAGAAGTTGCAGACTTGACAACATATGAATAATCTTGATAGAAGAAACTATCATGAATTTTTTGATTAGATACACCCAACTTACCTCTGTCAGATGTATAGTATCCTAAGTTGTCATAGAAACTAGAAATTTGTTCTTGGAATTTAGAAACAAATACTTTTTTAACAACTGCGTTTACAGGAAATCTTAGAGATTCAATATTAATATTTTCACGTACAATTCCCTCTACATTTTTTAATTTAAGTAAATTAGATCCGTTTCTCCATTCACTGACTTTTGCTCGGAATACCTCTACGTTATTAATTTTTTGTACTACTATTTCACCAATACTAAAAGATCCATTGACATCTTTTACTTCAAGAATATAATTGGAAGTAAAGTCTGAAGATACTGTCTTATCTAAATGGAACGCTCCACCATTTCTAGTAAGATTTACACTCTTAGGCACACCAATACTTGTGCTTTCTGCGTAAGCTTCAACATCACTCTCGATAATAATAATTTCTGGTGCAAATGTATATCCTTTTCCTGGGTTGTCTACAGTAATAGAAGTAACTCTTCCATTTCTAGAAATAATATTGAATGAAGCATCAGAACCATCACCGTTGATAATTACAACTTTTGGATTTACATAGTTAGATCCTTCATCTGTAATTTTAACACCAATAATTGTATTAGTCTTTAAGTCATACTCTACATGTGCTTTTGCTCTGTAATCTGCAGTTGGATCTGCACCAACAATAACAGGAACTTTCTTGTAGTTAAGTCCTAGATTTACAATTTGCGTGGTATTAATCTTACCGATAGCGAACTGACCAGTAGTAGTATAAGAAATGGATCCAGAACCATCCCAAAGAGGAGCACTGGTAACGTCATATACAAAACGATTTGGCGTAACATAATTGAGAGTCTTAGTTCCTTGTAGTGGGTCTGTAATAATCTTAAAGAATGCACCACCAGAACTTACTACGTTCTTCCTATCAAAATAGTAGAAGTTAGTAAAGTCAGTTCCTCTCTTTGTCTGATAATTGTTATCAGCGAGTCTAGAACCAAATCCAAACTTAACATCAGTAAATGAACCTGCGTTGCCAGGAAGAATTGTTGTTTCTGTTTTCTCTGCAGTAATTAAGTTGTAGTTATTACTTGGACTAATATCAAAATAAGTCCCAGTAAGACTAGAGTGAGACGTATCAAATTTGTACTTGTAAAACTCCTGTAAATTAATATTAGGATTAGGTACAAATGTAGTATTGTCTTCAGAGAATTCAAAATTATAGATAATATCTTCTGCAGACTTGACAGATACCAATCTTTGTGGATTACTGCTATCGAAGAAACTAGAACTTAATACTACTCTGTTAGCTGTAGATTTTAAAGTTCCATAATCATATACAATCTTGATCTTATGAGTTGTAGGATCATAGGATTGAATATAACCAGAGTTATTACCAGCAAAAATTTGATAGTTGGTTGTAAAATTATATCTTGGTTTGTACAGAGTTACTGCTTGACCATCAAAGTGATCTACATCCGAAGTTCCTTCCTGTCCTCTAGTAACATTGAGATCATTACCATTGATACCTACAATTTGTAGAACCTCTTCACCAATTTGAATTAGATCATTTTCAGCAAATCCCAATCCACTATCAACAGTAACTTTTGTACCACCAGCAGGAACACCAACGTGTCCAACGTAAATAGTAAATCTTGCAGTAGATACAGAAGCACCAGACCTTACTAGATCTTCATCAGCAACTCCAAGATAGTCTCCTCTTGCATACCCAGCTCCAGCATCTTGGATTTGGATATTGGAAACTACACCTGCATCAGATACAGTAAATGTAGCAGTGGCACCAGATCCCGATCCACCAGTAAGAGCAATGCTAGTGTAAGTGCCAGCAGTATAATCAGCTCCACCATTGAGGACTTCATAACGACCAATTCCAGTAAAGTTAATAGCAGTTGTATTGCTAGGTGGAATCAGAATAGCTTCCTGATACAACCTCTTTCTTAAATAATAAGTCTTAGTTTTAGTTGCGTCATCAGGATTGATGTCAATTGTTACTTGGTCACCAATTCCTAATCCATGAGGTGTTGCTGTTTCAATAAGTGCAACACTTTGATTAACCTCAAATGGATTCAATCCATCACTAAGAGAGGTAAGTCTTACCAATCTCGTACCAGAAGTATTGAATAGATCGTCAGATTGAAGGAAATAATCATCATCAATAATCCAAGTTCCTGTAAGGACTTTAATTTGTACAGTATTTTGAGAAGATGTACCTTCTAATACTTCACCAGTTGCAATAGGAGCATTGACACCATCAGTTAAACTTAGAATTGCACCTTTGGTGTAAGAACTTCTCTGATCAAGCAACATGATAAATGTCTTGATTGTTGCGGAGAATGTTCCTGTTTCATCAAACACACCATTGACATTTCTGAGGACAATTGTATTGTCATTTTTTACTGTACCGACGATTGATCCAGAAGCACCAGATGAAGGTTGATTTAATGTATCGTTAGCAAATAGATATGCACTTTGAATTGTTGTTAGTTTTACAACCTTATTCTCTTTACACTCTAAGTAAGATACATCTTTACCTTTGACAGATTTTACAATCGCTTCTACTTCAGAACCTTCAGTTCCTCTATTATCAAAGTAAATCTGCGAATTAATTGAAAAATTGGAAGAAGAATCTAATACGTTAACTTCTTCTACGTTTCCTTGCTTTACTTCTGCAATTTGAGCAATGACACCTTCACCATTTCTCTGCATTCCTGGTTCATAGAATTTTCTAGCATTTTTTGGAATGTCATTTTGATTGATAGGTGAGTTGTAGTTACTATCAACTGGAAGAGAATAGAAGTTCTCTCCTAGAATGTATGGATATTGCGGTACTTGATTGCTATCAATAGTAAGGAAATAAGCATAAGTTCCTTTCGGAAAGTCTGGGGTAATACAAAATCTTCCATTGTTCTGATCGAGTGTGCCACTTTTGTGGGTGTACGTGTAATCATTAACAAATGTACCTAAGGGGTATTGTGTTAATGAAGGACCGTCAGAACGACTTCCGTTTAGAGAATAACCAGAAGTCATTCTCACGATGGATGATGTAGAATCTAGAGGGTTCTCATGACCAAATGGACCATAGATTGGATTACCGTCATAAGCGAATCCAATAATTGGAGAGTGAGTTTTTGTAGCAGGTTCAGTTCCTGCGTTGTTGATGTTGTCACTGAGTGCAACTCGCAAAGCTTTAGGGTTAGCAGCATATCCATAACCATACTCTAATACATTATTATAGTTTGCAAAGATGTATCCATACTCAGTATCAAGTTCATCTTCTAATTTCTTAAACCTATTGTAGTTCCATTCTTTGAGTAGAGGAATACCAGATGCACCATTACCAACTGGAATGACATCAACAACTACAGTGTTTTGATTATAGAAGTTACCTTCTGCAATTTTATCAAATCCAGTGATCTCTCCATCAGTATTGACGATTGACTGATACTCAGCAAATCTACCACGACCTGCATTATCTCTAATTCTAATCAGAGGAGCAGAAGAGTAGAACTCACCTGGATTATCAATAACCAAACTGGTAACCTTACCACCAGTTACAATTGCACGAACAGAAGCATTACGACCAGATGTAATAGTGATATCAGGAGTTCTTGGGAAGATGTCCTGTGTATCGACAATAATACTTTCTACAACCTGACCAGTAAGAACTGCTCTAGCTTTGTTAGGAACTTGATCTACAAGAACAAAAGGAGGTGTTGTATATCCAGTTCCTCTAGTGTCAATCTTAATTTCTTCTAACTTACCAAATCTTACACTTTCTGGATCTTTGTATCCGTAGAAAGGAACACCGTTTAGTGCAATACCTACGTCACGCTTTGGTGTCTTATATGTTTCTGTAGTTCTGGTTGCTTGCTTCCTGATAATACGAAGCAACTTCTGATCAAGTGTAATTTCATTGACTGTAGATCCATCCAAAATCTTATGTGATGGATAACTAGAACTTGCAATATAATAATATTGATCATCTGCTAAAATAGCAGACACGTTAGTAGAAACTTGATCTAAAGAAGATGCAACCGATGGAAGCGTAGGCACATTGACTGCAGCACCTGTATTCAACAACCATCTGGTTTGATTAGTTCCAGTTTGAACAATTTTGGAGTCTTCAGTTTGGAAACCAGGAGTTGATACTAAAATTTCATCACCAACAGAAGAATATGGTTGTGCATCTGTTGGTAGTAAGTTATATACTACTCCAAGAGTTAACAATGTAACACCAGATCCAGCAATAGTCACTGGTTTATATACAGGTGCATCATTATTATGTGCTACTGCATTCTGTGCTACTCTATTGGAAATAATAAATTGATTGACTGTCTTCTCATCAAAAGAAATAGTCTCGTTACCAATTAACACAGATCCAACTGTGTCCCAACCCATCGTAGAAGATACATCAATTCTATCCCCTGAAGATGCAGTCCCTGACAGGGATTTCGTCAGTTTGGTTTTGGTAGAAATTGAAAAATCACCATTAACAGTTTCTGGTGCTAATACAATATTATAAATTTGTTCTCCATCTGCTGTGCCATCAGCATATACATTATCTACTGTTGCATCAGCATAACCATATTCTGTAGTTGCTGCTTGTACTACCTTTGTTCCAATGAGTGTTTTTGGATCTCCAGAAACAACTTTACACTTGAGTGCAAATACATTGACCCAATCTGCTTCGGAAGATTTGTATGTAAAATCTTTAGGATTGTAGACCTCAGGTTTTACAACCTTGTCCATTTCCTCCTCTTCTTCTTCCTCTGTGCTGAGAACCATATACCCAGCATCACCAGGAAGACCTGACATGTAGAGGTGATATGCACAATAGTAGTAGATTCTATTGGATTCTCCTCTGTTCAAGATGAATTCTGGTTGGAACTCATCATCATAATTTGTTAGGATGCCATTTACAGGAGCATCGTTGTAATATAGTTCGCCACCATTCAACACACCATCTTGTGTGGTGCTAAATTTCATTGGGTGACCTAATGAATGCACTGCCGTCTGTCTGTTAGACGGATGCGACTGATTCCAAATAATCTGATAATTCTGTTGAACCTTAATGTTCTCTGGGGAGAAGTAATACTTTCCTGGTTCAAAATCACCAAACTCGTGTGCCTCTTCGCCAAAATCAATGTAGAAGATACCATTAGGGAATGGTATTACTGTAGACGCAGTAAATGAAGATCCAGTAGGACCAGTAATAGTGTCACCTAGAGTAAATGATCCAGACAATTGTCTTAGATAAACTCTAGTAACTTGATTTGAATTATTTCTTACAACTTTTGCAATTTCGCCACTTGCATTTCCGTTGTCTTCATAAAGTCTGTCACCAACTGCAAATACACCAGAAGGATTAGTTACATTGATAGCGACGTTATCAAATTCAGATATGATAAACCACTCAAACTGCTGTAAGTTTCTACGAGCGTTATCATCAAAGTCTTTATCAATGAGTGTATTGAATACAAACTCAATGGAACTCTTTGTTCCCTTTGCTTTATAGAACTTCTGAATGTTCTTAATCAGAGTTCTCTTGTCTACATTACCTCTAAGGTATTTCTCAGGGAAAGAACCTAGATACTGGTTCTCAAAATTCTTAACTAATGCATATAGAAAAAGGTTACTAATATTGTGTACCTTTTGTCCTGCATTATGTGCTGCAGCAGTTGTGCTAACAAAGTTACTTGCTTCGTATAGATCACCTAGGGTTGTATTGCCGCTGACACCCCTAGAACACCCCTGTAAGGCGCTGTCAGTTCTGCTTGTATAGAAGATGATCTCATCATCAATTCTAACGTAACCATTCGTCTTTGGAAAAGAAGATGCATCTTGCAGTTGAATGGTAGTATCACTGTCAGAAATACTAATATCCAGAATATCATTCTGCTTTAGAAGATTCTGTTCGTAGTAATCAATGTCTGCATACTTCTGGATATTATTAATAATGTCCAGCGTACCACCTTGCACCTCCTGTGCTTCATAGTATTTCTGAACGAACTTACTAAAGAGTTCGTATTCATCAGAAATAAAAGCAGGAAGCTGTGTCTCAATGAGAGTGGAAATTCTCTTAGTCTTTACAGCAGGCATTTACTTTACTCTTTATATGCAGTGAACGAGGAATTAGCAACGTCAACGTCAAGATAGACCTCACGGACTGCCTTGATATCATTAGAAAGTGGTTTTACTCTTAGTGAAATACGATTATCAAAGAAACTGCCCTTAATGATTGTTAGGGCATACATTTTCAATTCACCTTTTACATAATCAATATCGCCAATATCGCTGTCAAGGACAACCTTTTCGCCAGTTACGCTATCTAGTCTATATAGGACAATTTTGCCACCCCTGTCTTCAACGTACACATCAAAGTTAGGATATTCAGTAACCCTAAACCCAGTGCTGGAAAGGATTGGATCGTCACAGTTAACATCAAATGCGTTCTGATAACACACTTCGTAATAGAAGGTAGAATTGAGTTGAGGATAAAAATCCTTCCTCATCGTTACACTTGTAAGATTGGAATTGATAGACTTATCTGCGTCGTCAATAACGCTAATCATCTTACTGTATCTGAACTTACCGTTGAACTTTTCTGTATCACTTGTATCAAGGTAAGACTGAACGCCACCAATAACTTTGTCTCTAATATTGGATGTGGTCTGATCAGTAATAGATCCGTTGTAATAAATTTTGCTATCTAACTCAACATAAAGAATAGATGGATCTATTAACTTAGGTTCAATCGAAGCAACAACGTATTTCTTAAGATCAGTCACAATTTTATTTTTTGTCAATGAAGTAAGGTAACTAGCATCTTTTGGTTTTAATGCTATGAATACTTTACCATACTCAGGTGGATCTTGGTCTTCACCACCAAAAATAATAATGTCACTAGTCGCTGGATACAATTTGCGAACAATTGCTTCGTAGTCCTGAGCGGTCACTGCACGGTCCTGTGTGCCGTATGCCTTAGGAGCGGTGTATTTGATCTTAGCAGTGCTTTCAATCTCTTCACCGCCCGCTGAGGCAGTAGTAGAAGTGATGCTAGTGGTGAATGCGCTAGGAGATACACCATTAGGGTTCTCTAGTACACCAGAGAAGACAAATGTTCTTACTCCATTGCTTTCTGGACCTGCTGTTGTTATGTAAGAAACTTCAATTCTGCTTCCATTCTCTAGTTTTTTACCTAGAACACCATCACCCATAAGAATTTCATATCTTTCATCTTCAATCTCGTCAACAAAGAAGATTTTAGATTCAGAATCCACACCTAAAATGTTATCTGCTACAAGGTATGGTTCACTAAAAGTACCGCCACCAGGGAATACTTTTACTCTGATTGTGTTAGTATCAATATTTTTATTGTCAAGAATAAATTTCTGACTCTTCAATGATGTATTAACAGTGAAAGTATTAACTAACTGTGTTCCTTCTCTTACTTCAACATTGGTAAATGTTGCAACGTTGTTAATAACTTGTGCTTTTACATCATCAATTACAACATACTGATACACATTGTTGTCATATGAAGAAATAAATCCTGTTCCCTTCTTGAGAATCAGTTCAGTATCAGTTGTTGGGTTGGTATAAGTTACAGAAAAAGAGACATACGCAGTAGGAGACGTAGCACTCTTGGGTCTGTACCCTAGTTGCTTCGCTAACGCTACTACGTTGTCTCTTAAGGTGGCAGAATCAATGAATAGTTCATTGACTACCATATTAGTGTTGAACGCCGTATAGTAGGTGTTATAGGCGAGTGTGTCAATCAGCGTGGATAGTGCCGATCCCTCAAAGTCATAGTCAGTAAATTCCGACTGTGATCTCAAATACTCTTTGAGAGCTACTTTGATATCTTCAAAGTCTAAATTGGCAACCTGGGTATAAGGCATTATCGTGTACGCTCTAAGATGAACTCTACTGCTATTGGTGCGTCTTCTCTACCAACAATAGTGTAATGCAATTCAACACTATAACCATTGTTATCAAAATCTGGTTCGCAATCAATTAGATCAATACGAATTCTTGGTTCGTAACGATCTAGAGTTTCCTTGACTTCCTTTTTAATAGTACCAGCAGATGCATAATCTAAAGGTTCAAATAGAATTCTTTTGATATCACACCCTAACTCAGGTTGAAATGGTCTCTCACCTTTCATCGTAAGCAGTAAACCTGTGATTGATTGTACAATCGCAGCCTTATCCTTCACCGTTACCAAATCATCGGTAACAGGGTGCTTCTTAAATGTAACACTCAAGTCTTTGAATGTCTGAAAGGTCGGCATTTAGACACAGCAATAGGCTGTTTCTATTTATCACTTACCGCAGAATCCGTCCGTCCACTCCTCTTGATTGTCAAAGATTTCTCCCTCCTTGACATCTTTCATCTTGCTTGCTTTCTTTAGGTAACGCTCACTATCGATTTCGGTAATAAGAGTCATACCAGACTTCCTAAAGTCTTCACTCTTGTCTACTCTCTTGTCCATTAGTGGTCTCCGTCCGTTGTTTTCGTTCAGCATGAGTTTCCCAAAAATAATCATCAGTGTCCCCTAGGCGTCCCCAGTCCGTTCCTGCCTCTACTTGGTATTCTATGGTAGAAACCTTAAAGTCAGGGAACTTAGGGTTCTCGGGGGTGATAGAGAGGTCGTAGAATCGTGTCCTATTATTAGGATACAATGCAAATTGACCATTCTCCAACGCAATACAATTATGCGACTTGTGCTCTTGAGGCACTTCGCTCACATTATTATCTATCACATCAGGATTTGCATGATAGTTATCTAATG